AGCAGATGAGAACGGTAATCTAAAAGGATTCATTGATGATGATGAAGAATCTGTTGAGGAATATCAGGCTTAAAAAAATAGACATATTAATTATCATATGGAAACGGAATTAGGAAATCCCATAGAGTACAGCCCGCAGCTTATCGACGATAAACAGGCGGACGAACCCATCCAGGAGCAGACAGACCAACAGTTCTACATGCAACCCCCTCCACCGCCTTTTATGTATCCACCTCAACACATGTCAGATGGCCCGAGAGTTCCAGATTTTCTAAATTCTCTGGATAAGGCTGCATACATAGTTATATTTGTAGCCTTTATTTTAGGTTTCTTCATGGGTAAGACTATGCAACCAGTTATCCTTCGCCCCGGGTGAGGCGGGTAAGAAGTCCTTTACCGACGTGCTTTCGTCTTCTAAAAGTTTTTCCGATCTTCTAGTAATTGCTGGTCTAATTACACCATCAGTAACTACTTGAGAAGCCATCGACATTTCATCATCTAATGCACTTATACGCGTTATCCTAAAATTTTTGGGGTGACCAAAACCAACGTATCCGACCTCACGTGGTTCTGCATTCTTATCATTTTCAGCCTGGTCTGTAAGAGCTTTTTCGACGCGCTCTTTATAGTCTGTTGCCATCGTATTATTAAGAAGGTATATTTTTTTTAATAATATGATCACAATATATTTTTAATTTTTTATTTTTTTTACGCCTTAAAAGTTTCGGCGCCATCGCGTGAAGTAACCTCTTCACCGTCATCCTTCGCCTCGGTAATCTCACCGAGTTGGGGCTCTTCGGGAATAGAAAGTTCAGCCTCACGCTTCTTCTTACGTTCCTCTATCTCGCCCGCTACAATCTCATCAGCTTTCTTCACGAGCTCTTCCATCGGAGCATCCGGTGTCTCACTCTTGAGACGTTCGATAATATCTGCGGGGTGGCTGATAGGGGGTTCATCTGGTTTGGTGTAAAACCTGGAGTTCTCATCACCGGGCTTATCGTACACGGCCGATTCAACCATATCACGCTTACGTTCGTTGAACATCTGAGCAGCCATAGCCTGGTTCTCCTTATAACCCGTCATAAGCTCTTCGAGCTTTTCATTGGTATAATGTGAATCTTCAATCACCGAAGGATCGGGGGGAATTAAGAGCCACTTATACATGTCAACTACATAAATATCAAAGGTTGAATCCTCCCTTTGAAGACGCTTCGCATGTGAGGCTGCTTCGTCACGAGTGTTGAAAGCGCCTCGAATCTTGATTCCAAACTTATCATTCTTCTGGGGACACTCGGGTCCAACAATGCTAAGGCATGCAAAAAGCTGACCGGGGACGGTCGTATAATCCTGTTCAAGAGACATTATGAATATTTAATGCATGAAAACTTTAAGCTAGTAAACTTAAGTCAGTTACTCAATTAAAGTTTTTATCAGTTTACAAAGTATGGAGGAGTTGCGTCGATTACATAATAACGAAAAACGGATGCTCATCGAGAGTGTCTGTGAACCCGGAATAAGTGTACTCGATGTCGGATGTGGATTCGGTGGGGATCTTCAAAAATGGTTTAAGATGAAAGTCAATATCAACATGTGCGAACCAAATGCAGAGGCATTGGAAGAAGCTAAAAGGCGGGCTAAGAATATGAAGATGAGAGTTAATTTTTACCATGGAGACATTCGAGCATGTCCAAATCGCAAATATGATGTAGTGTGTTATAATTTTGCTTTACACTACATATTTGAAAGTCGCGATTTATTCATGTCAACTCTTCGAGAAGTCAAAAGACGGGTGAAACCCGGGGGTAGATTGATCGGAATCATCCCGGATTCGGAAAAAATTATTTTTAAAACACCGTTCAGAGATGAGATGGGTAATTTTTTTCGTATGAAAGGGACGAGTAACGGTGATTTTGGTGAGAAATTGTTCGTACATTTATGTGATACACCTTACTACGCAGATGGACCTAAATCCGAACCAGTGGCGCATAAAGATATGCTCATAACACACCTTGAAAATATGGGTCTATTGATGACGCATTGGGAAGGGTTAAAAGGAAATCCCATATCCGAATTATACAGTAAATTTATATTTACGTATAGTAGAGATGATAGTACCGATACTCGTCATCGTTAATATATTTTTATGGTACACGATTCGGAGAGAACCCGTGTTAGAAGAGGTGAAAGAGCGATATCATACCCTCAGGGAACACCTGAAAAAAACCGATGACCAGAAGTTTCGTATGCTACACGATGAAATTCCCATCGTCGCCTATAAAGGGTCTTTCGTGAGAGGTGTAGGATATAACACGAACAAGGGTCAGGAGATAGGCTTGTGTATCGATGGTAAAGTAAATCACGTGCTCCATGTATTATTACACGAACTCGCGCATTGTACGGTGGATGAGTATTCTCATAGTGATGATTTTTGGAGTAACTACGAAGAACTTCGGAATGAAGCCATAGCTATAGGGGTGTACGACAATATAGGAACTTTGACCCCATTTTGTGGTAAACAGATTGTTGATAAATAATCTAGGTTAATATAAATGTCTAACACAGGCTTACGACAACCCGATTTCTTCCCAGGTCTAGATCCTACCAGGTGGAGTCAAACAATAGGTGGATCACTACTTCTGTGGATGTTAGTTATGGTTGGTATGTTTCTTACCCGCGCAGAATGGATGCCGTACGAAGCTAATATCGCTCTCGTCACCACGATTCTCCCATTTTTAGTATACGTGTTAGCTAATAAAACCATCATCGTCAGTGGAAAAACTGGATACGTGTTTCTAGCCCTTCTCTTTGCAGGTGGAATCGTGTACGGACTGTCTCAGGTGATAGGTGATCTCAAGGATATATTCAAGAATTACGGGAAAAAGGACGCTAAGAAAGCATGGCCTGCACTTCTAACGATATGCTTATCATGGATTCTTATGATCGGAATTATCTCGAGATTAGGATTAATTGATTTTAGTCTTCCGTATGAGACACTTTAAAAGTATTTGCGAGCGATATAGAACACGATACCGGCAACTGCACCGGTGGAGCCTAAGCCTACGAGACTACGATTACCCTGAGCATTTAAAAACCTGGGAACCGTATTCGCGAGCTTTTCTTGAATTGGTTTACTCACGGCAACACCCGTGGCGAAAACAACAATAAGTGTATGTAACTGCTCATCGGTGAGATCGAAGGGGTTCTTCTTTGCGGGATTCTCNGTCTTTTGAGCAGCAGCCTGAACCTGGGGCATCATAGCGTTAGCCTGTGCTACTTGAACTGCGCGGGGGTCGACCGCCATGAGAGGGGGTTCGAGATAAGCACCGTCTTGGGGACCACCTAAAACATCTGTGATGGGAGTAGAGTCCATGTTGTCTTTATAATCATGTATATTTTTTTCTTCGTTGATTTCGGGCGCGTAAGCACTAGACCTATTTTCTGGTACAAACGCGTTAGACCTATTTTCCATGTCTATAGGAACCATATCATCGGAACTTTCTGACAAATTCATCGTATAAATATCGGTCGACATGTATATATATGTTCGACTTTTTAAGAATCCCTTTTTTTATGCACGTACTGGTGTATAAAAAAAGGGATATCCAGTACGGGGCTCGAACCCGTGACATCGGCGTTGCTTTCATGACGATGAAGTCATTTTATATACATCATTGTATAAGCACCGCGCTCTAACCAACTGAGCTAACTGGATTCTATAATAATTTGGTATCATATCTTTAAGTGTATAAAGACNTGATGAGTGGTGTATTAAATGACGACCACAGATACACAATCGGAAGAGTATTATGAAGACTTTCTTGATCAACATCTTAGAAATGCGAGTACTCAATCGTCACTTCGTGAGGATATAAATAAGATGGTTACTGATATTCATATGGCCCTGGGAGCTGGACATAGCGAACGTGTGTATCATAACGCTTTTGAGGTAAGTCTTCGCGAACTAAACATTCCATACGAATCAGAACGACACGTTCCTATTTATTATAAGCATCATGTCGTGGGTACAGCTCGCGCTGATATTATTGTGCGTAGGACTACGGTTCTCGAACTTAAAACAGTGAAAAGTCTTAATGACATCATGATCGCACAGGCTAAAAAGTATTTAACACAACTTAATTTGACGTCCGCTTACCTAATTAACTTTCCACCGGGTGAAGGGTCGAAGCCACAGATTGCAGAAGTTACACTGTCGGAATAAATTCCCATTGGAGATCTTTGCAAATCGCTTTCCAGATAACATCTTGTTGATGAAGTTTCTCTTTGGATTTGAGGAGAGGAAAGTATTGGAGGTATTCGTCTTCCGATAATAGTTCACAGAATTTAAAAAGTACGTATGAATAACTCAAAAAGTTTTTTCGTTCAGTCGGACAATTATCGTCGAATGGTTTCTGGATATCTCGAAACATCATTCGTAACTGTTCCTCAAGTTGTTGGGGCATCTTCGGTGGTGAAATACCACTCAAAATATTAGTGATGAACGGTACGTGCTCGTAAAACTTGTTCAGTTTGAGTTTTTTGAGCAGTGATCGAACTTTTGCATGTGTGATCTCATTTACGGATTTAATCTTGATCTTCTTAAATTCATTCCTTAACTGATTAATAACCTCTGGTGGAATTGTAGTCATCTCTTGTGCTTGAAATTGTGAAAGCCACTCGTTAAAGTGATTATCGCGTTTATACGAATAATTGATAACTTTTGCCGACGTTTCCTGTTCCTCTTTATATGTAAGTTCTTCACTTATCAATATATCCAACACCACGCCGCATGAATCGCATACCATTTCACTCTCGTTTGTTTTGTACACGTTACTATCTGGACACCGTGGGCATCTATCGATGAGTTTGCGTTCTATGGGGCGATCTATATTCTTTTTTTCGACGTTGACTAAATATTCGACGTAAATATCTTTTTTTTGTTTACCAGCGGTTTCTTTACAATTAAAAATATTATCGGTGGTAACTTCTCCTTCCTTCTCGTCGACGTACTGTCGTACGTATGGTATGCATCGGGCAATATAATCCGATAAGTCCCGTTCATATTCCCACTTGTTCGATGGATCACTTTCTATTTTATCGGTTAATTCGTCTACACGATTATTATACCTACTTAAAAAGTTACCTTCCATTTACGTTAATGAAACTACTGCACAAGTTTTTAATTAACGTAATCTATAGTTTGAAAAGGGTGATGCATTTATTTTTCTCTAAACGTGATTATTCTATCGTTGATACGTATATTGAATATTTTGTCGATCACTCCAAAGATTTTTC